CGAAAAAAGTATGCTATAAGCACAGGGTATGTGCCGAACCACTAGTATTATATATACATATATATGAGGTAATAACATGAATATAAACAATTACGTAACTGATTTAGGAATAGGTGTAGGAGATAGTAAAAGAATGTCTTGCCCTGTTTGTAATGGTTATAAAACTTTTACAGTCACAAACAATATGGGTAGACTGTTGTGGAATTGTTATAAGTCTAGTTGTAAGTTATCAGGCTCATCACGAGTACACTTGTCCGTAGAAGATATAAGAGATGCCATTGACCCTAGTGTGGTTGATGATGATATAAACGATTTTGTATTACCTGAACACGTTGTACCACACAGAGATAGACCTAGTGTTGTTGCTTGGTGCAAATCTTGGAACATTGATATGTCTAAGATTGAACTATTTTATGATGTTAAAGAAGACAGAGTAGTCTTCCCTATCCTCCACGATAGCAAAATAGTTGATGCAACAGGCAGAGCACTAGGCTCTAGATTACCCAAGTGGAAAAGGTATGGTAGAAACAACTTGCCTTTTGTTCATGGTTGTGGTAGGGTGGCAGTAGTTGTTGAGGATTGTGTGAGTGCAGTCGCAGTAGGTAATGAGGTATATGTTGGGGTAGCAGTGTTGGGTACATCGTTAGCTGAAGCACACAAGAGATACCTTGCACAATTCTCAACTGCTATAATAGCATTAGACCCTGATGCATTACCTAAGATACTATCATTTGCCAAAGAATTACGAGGTTACGTAAACGAGGTGAAAGTACTAAGACTGAAAGATGATTTGAAATATAAACACGATGAAGACTACCAAGAACTACACCGACTAACCCCAAAGGAGTAACCAACATGGAATTATCATTAATAAGAAGTCTGATGGATAAACCCTTCTATGATGCACATAGAGGTTCTAAATGTCCTGATAGACTATTCAGTAAAGACGTTAGAAAAATAAAACAAGCACTAGACAGAGCTATAAACACTTACGAGAGAAGTGTAACACCTGACGAGATAGAAGCCTTGTTCCTTGCGAATAATGCTTCCATGACTACTGCCCAAAAGCAAGGGTACTCATCACTATTTCGTACAATAAAGAAGGAGACACCCCTTGGAGAAGATATTGCACAAGAAGTATTATCAAAACTCTTCCAACAGATTGTGGGGGAAGACATTGCTAATCTTGGCTTTGACTACGTTAATGGTACTAAATCCTCTCTTGAACCTCTTAGAAATATTCTTGAGCAGTATGGGGATGATTTTACACCTAATCTAAATATACAGTGGGATGATATCACTATTGACACACTGCTTGAGAAGAATGACTTAGAAGCTAGGTGGTCTTTTAATATACCTAGCCTAGCACGAAAGGTTGATGGTATCAATGCAGGACACTTAGTTGAGATAGGTGCTAGACCCAATACAGGTAAGACATCCTTCCATGCTAGTTTGATTGCTAGTCCTAATGGATTTGCTCATCAGGGTGCTAAGTGTATCATCTTATGTAACGAAGAGAGTTATCACAGAGTTGGTGTTCGTTACCTCACTGCATCAACAGGTATGCAGGTTAAAGATATAACTAAGAACAAGCAGGATGCTCTACAGAAGTATAAGCCTGTGTTTGAGAACATTAGAATAAGAGATGCTTCTAATAGAGACATGGCATGGGTAGAGAGTGTGTGTAAGGCAGAGAAGCCTGACATCCTCGTGCTTGACATGGGAGATAAGTTTGCAACTACAGCAGGTTTCTCTCGACAAGATGAAGCACTAAAGGCAAATGCAATATATGCAAGACAGATAGCTAAGACGTATAACTGTGCAGTGTTGTATATGTCTCAACTTTCTGCTGAAGCAGAGGGTAAGATTGTATTAAACCAAGCAATGATGGAAGGCAGTCGTACAGGAAAAGCAGCCGAAGCTGACCTAATGATTTTGATTGCTAAGAACCCTGCTATAGAGGGGCAAGATGAAGAAGATTCGCAACGACACTTGAATGTCGTGAAGAATAAACTGTCAGGTTGGCATGGCACAGTTCATTGTGAACTTGACTATATGACAGCGAGGTATGAAGCATGAAGCTAACACTAGATGTAGAGAATACTGTTACTCATAGGGGTGGTAAATTACACCTTGACCCATTCGAGACTGACAATAAATTAGTTATGGTTGGATGTTTGACAGATTCAAATGAAGAATACCTATTCAATATGGATGATGGTGTATCCCATAAAGAGGAGATACAGAAGCTACTAGACGAAGCTACTATATTAATAGGACATAACATAGTACATGATTTACTGTGGTTATGGGAGTGCGACTTTATATATGATGGCTCAGTATTTGATACTATGCTAGGAGAATACGTCTGCCAACGTGGACAGAAACAACCCCTATCACTTGAAGCCTGTGCTAATAGATATGACTTAGCCACCAAGAAGCAAGACACTATGAAAGAATACTTCAAGAACCAAGTTCCTGTAGACGAGATACCTAGAGATGAATTGTCTGAGTATCTATCTGCTGACCTACACTCAACACAACAATTATCAGACGTTATATATAGGAGACTCAACACAAAAGAGTACTCAGGTCTTATGGATACAGTGTTACTAACTAACAAGGTAGCCCTTACATTGGCTCGTATATATCAGAATGGTTTTAGTGTTGACATAGATAAGTTGAATGAAGTTAAGGAAGAGTTTGAGCAAGAGAAGTCTGACATAGAGAAGAGACTTAACAGGCAGGTGACTAACCTTATGGGTGATACACCAATCAATCTCAATAGCCCTGAGCAAATGTCTTGGGTTATCTATAGTAGAAAGCCTTTAGATAAGTCTATGTGGGCTAATAGTTTTACTCCTTACATGGATAAGGCAGACTACAAGCAGACTGTTGCTACTAAATCTACAGTAGTATACAAAACTAAGGCAGAGATGTGTAACCCCTGTTCAGGCACAGGCTATGTACGAAAGGTAAGAAAGAATGGAACTCCTTTTGCTGTCGCAAATAGATGCGATAACTGCGATAGTGTTGGTTATTTGTTTCTCCCTGATAGAATGGTACTAGCAGGATTAAGGTTTAATGCCCCAACTGCTAAGTGGGTTAGTGCTAATGGCTTCAGTGTCAACAAGACTAATCTCTCTATGTTACAGAGTATTGCCAAACAAAAAGGTATGACAGATGCAGTTAACTTCTTATCAGATTTACAGAGACTATCAGCACTTGATACGTACCTGTCATCTTTTGTTGAGGGCATTAATACATTTATAAAGCCTGATGGCAAACTACATGTTAGATTATTACAACACAGGACATCTACAGGTAGGTTTAGTGGTGCTGACCCTAACATGCAGAATATGCCTAGGGGTGGTACATTTCCTGTCAAGAAGGTATTTGTATCACGTTGGGAGGGTGGTCACGTATTAGAAGCCGACTTTGCTCAGTTAGAGTTCAGAGCTGCGGCATTTTTATCACAAGATGGAGTTGCTATTGAAGAGGTCACTACTGGATTTGATGTACACTCGTATACGTCTAAAGTTATTACAGATGCAGGTCAACCGACTTCTCGCCAAGATGCGAAAGCACACACGTTTGCACCCCTCTATGGAGCAACAGGATTCGGAAGAAGTAAAGCAGAAGCTGAGTATTACACACACTTCACAGAAAAGTATCAAGGAATCAAATCATGGCATGGCAGATTGGCTAAAGAAGCTGTGACTACAGGTATCATAAAGACACCATCAGGCAGAGAGTTTTCTTTTCCTGACGTAGTAAGACGTAGGAATGGTACTGTGTCACACTTCACACAGATAAAGAATTATCCTGTTCAGTCCTTTGCTACTGCCGATATCGTTCCTCTTATACTTATTAAGATAGAGAATGAGTTAAGTATATTACAATCGTGTATAGTCAATAGTGTGCATGATTCTATAGTGATTGATGTACACCCTGATGAAGTACAAAAGGTGATACATGTTATCAAACTTGTTAATAGTTCAATGAAACCCTTAATAGAGAGCCAATTCAATGTAGCATTAAATGTGCCATTACTACTAGAAGCAAAAATAGGTAAGAATTGGCTTGACACCAAAGACATAATATGATATAACAATAAAACTTTAATGAATAGGAGAATTACATATGAGTAGTTTAGTTACAATAGATACGAATAATTATAATGCTATGGCAAAAGCAATGGGTATTGCTAGTGAAGGTAGCAGTAGTGATAAGAAAACTAATAACTTACCAAGACTGAAGATTAATCACTCACCAATTATGGGTGAAGCAGAAGTCAAGGGTAAGAAAGTTAATGTAGAAGTAGTCGAGGGTGGCACGTATAAGTTAGATATACCTGATGAGGGTATTATATATTCTAATACAGCTATTATTAGACCCTTCATACAGAGATTTATGTATAAACGATTTGTGAAGAATATGACTGCTAAGGCAGGTGAGCCAATGGGTACTTATCATAAGACACTTATGGCAGACAACCTAAATATTGATTTGAAAGACAATAAGGGTGGGTTCAACTGTGGTAAACCATCAGGTTGGATAAAAGATTTTGCATCACTACCTGAGAAGATGCAGGACTTAATCAAGCAAATTAAACGTGTACGTGTTATCTTTGGTATCATTGATTTACACGAACCTATGAATGAGAGAGGAGAGCCTACTACCACTACATCTCATCCTTTTATATGGGAGATTGATAACAGAGATGCCTTTAAGACACTAGGTATTCCTTTTACTAAGTTAGCACAGATGAAGAAGCTACCTGTGCAACATAATATAACTCTTAATACAGAAGAGAGAAAGCTACCAAATGGTAATTCTTTTTACTTACCAACTGCTAGTCTAGACCTCATAAAAACTGTTGTCTTAGATGACAACGACCAAGAGACATTTGCTAACTTTATCTCGTGGGTTGAGAATTACAACTCGTATATTCTTAACGAGTGGGATGTCAATGCTAAGGAAGAAATTAGTGAGAGTGATATGTCAACTGTTGAGGACTTCATTGATATAGAAGAAGAGGTGGCTTAATGAACCACCCTGCTGAAATGATGATTCATCAGTACTTGCAAAATGCTACTAATGGTGAGTCACCAATGAGTCAAGAAAGTATTGAGCAAGTAGCGACAGACATTAAAGATGCTCTGAATCGTCAGTTCAACACAAAAAGAAACAAAGAGTTTAGGTTTCGTATGTCTAATATAGGTAGACCTTCTTGTCAACTATGGTTTGAGAAGAATAAACCTGAGACTGCGTTACCTAAGCCAACTACATTTATGATGAATATGATGCTAGGAGATATAGTTGAAGCTGTGTTCAAAGCTATTTTAAAAGAAGCTAAAGTAGAATATGAAGATAGTGATACCGTATCCCTTGAACTCGATGACAAAACTACTATATCAGGTACGTATGATTTAGTAGTCAACGGAGCAGTAGATGATATCAAGTCAGCATCTGATTGGTCATATAAGTATAAGTTTGATTCATACGATTCTCTACACGCAGGAGATAGCTTTGGTTATGTAGGACAACTTGCAGGTTATGCAAAAGCAGCCAATAAGAAAGCAGGTGGTTGGTGGGTTGTCAATAAAGCCAATGGACACTTTAAATACATTCCTGCTAGAGTAGATATGGATGCCGAACTAGATAAGATAAGAAGTAATATAAAGCAAGCTGAAGCAAAAGAGTTAGTACGTTGCTTTGAACCTGAGCCTGAAACATTCAGAGGAAAAGAGACAGGAAACATAGTACTAAATAAAAACTGTACATTCTGTTCTTATAGGACTACCTGTTGGGATAATTTAATTGAGTTACCTGCACAGATGTCTAAGGCAAGAGAGCCTAAGATGGTTCAGTATGTTAGTTTAAAGGGAGCTTAAATGGCTCTTCAGAAGGTTACACGAGAAGCTAAAAAGTATGGGTATAGGAGTGGTCTAGAACATTCTGTATCACTCTATCTTACAAACTTAAAACATGACTATGGTTATGAAAGTATTAAGATAGAATGGGAGGATTTATCATACCGAACCTATACCCCTGACTTTATGCTTAGTAATGGCATTATAATAGAAACTAAAGGTAGATTTATAACAGCCGACAGAAAGAAACACAAAGCTATTAAGAAACAACACCCCAATTTAGATATACGATTTGTATTTACTAACAGCAGAAACAAATTACAAAAAGGTGCTAAATCTTCATACGGACAATGGTGTGATGCACATGGTTTTTTATACTACGATAGAATCATACCTGAAGATTGGCTAAATGAAAAAGGAAAAAACACGCATCCCCCTCTTATAAAATTTAATGGGGATAAAATAGTGAGGAGATACAAGACTAAATCTAAGAAGGGTGATACTAAATGAAAGATACTATAAAACGAATGAGACCTGAAGACTTTATTATTAATGTGCGACCTGA